GTTTTTAAAACGAGAAACAGACATATTAACTATACTAAAATACCTATGAAATTAAACTACGAAAAAATAATAGCATACGCTTTTATAGCGCTTATAACTTTTTTAATATGGAGTACAATATATAATATAATAGTAAAATGAAAAATTACAAAGTAGAATATATGTACCTAGCCTTTGGCGGTCAAGACCTAGAGGGGTACGAGTTTGACAGCGTACACGTAGACGCTATAAGTCCAAAACAAGCTATAGAAAAAGCAAAACTAGTCGCGCCATTTAACGCGAAAAACTTTAACATAATAACTTAAAAATGACAGACAAAATTACACTACTAGACGGAAACGTCTACGACAAAGACCAGCTACTAGCCAAAATGCAAGACGACAGTTTCTACTACGGCGAGCTGTCAAAACTAGCTTTAAGCAGTTCTAGCCTAAAACTATTGCTGGATAGTCCAAAGACATATTACTACGTCAATAAGTACGGACAAAACGAAACAACCGCCGCGCTGCGTAGCGGACACCTTTTTCATTTAGCAATTTTAGAGCCAGAAAAATACGAGCAAATTAAATTCGTAGAGGTGCAAAGCCGAAACGCTAAAGCCTTTAAAGAGGCTACCGAAGAGTACGGCGAAGTCTTTACAGCCAAAGAGCGAGACGACAACAATAGGCTTATAGACGCGTTTTTTAAAAACCCAAAAGCCATAGAGTTAATAGGCAACAGCAAAACCGAAGTACCAGCAATAGGCAACGTCCTAGATACTGGCATGCCGTTTAGAGGTAAGGCAGACGTACTGAAAAATAGCGGCGGCATAGTAGACATAAAAACAACCCAAGACGTACAGAATTTTGACAAGTCGGCATTTAAGTACAAATACCATTTACAGGCAGCTATATATATAGACCTATTTAGCACGCCAGAAAAACCGCTAACGCATGAAGACTTTACGTTTCTATGTATTTCTAAAAACACGCTAGACATAGGCGTATGGAAATGCAGCGAGGCGTTTATAGAATACGGACGCCAGGAATTACGCAAAGGCGTAGAGCTGTACAAAACGTACATACTAGAAGACTTTGATATAAACGACTATACAATACAAGGCACGCTATAATGGAATACAGCAACAGTTTTGAGTACGACCTAAAAGTAGGTCAAGTCAAAGAGCGCGAGCTAGCCGACATACTAGAAAATAAAACCGTTGAGGTTAAAAAATGTACGGACGCATTTAGTAGTATTTTTGTAGAGTACGAAAGCCGAGGCAAACCGTCTGGCATAAGCACCAGCAAAGCCGACTACTATTGCATAGTTTTAAATAAGTCTTTTGTAATTATAGAAACCGAAAAACTTAAAAAATTATGTAAGCCGTATTTCAAGACAAAGCGCGATATACTAGGCGGCGACAATAACACGTCCAAAGGCATAAAATTACCAATAAGAGACATATATTTATGAGACAAAAAAAACTAACCCAGCAACAACGAATAGACACTCTAGAGCGAGTAGTCGCAAAACTGTACATAGAGGTACAAACAAACAGCAACTTAATTAAAAAACTTACCCACAATGAGCCAGCACAAAAAAATAGCTAATTTAGTAATGAAACATACAGGCGTAGACATATACAGCAAACGCAAAACGCAAGACATAGTGGACGCCAGAGCTTTATTTGAATACATAATGCGCGAAGACTACAAAGTTACTTACGCTAGCCTTACGGATCACTACCGAAAAAACGGTAAAAACCGAAAGCATGACGTAATGATATATAGCGTAAAAAAGTTTGAAGACGAAATACGACATAGGCGTAAAGACTTAAACGAATACTACTATAACATACTACAGACTGAAATAACAGTACGCCAGTACCAAAACGCTTATAACTTAATAAGCCAACTAAAAAACCAAAAACAAATGCGCAAATTTCGTAGCTATATGACCGAGCTATTAAAAGAGCCAGCCAAAGTTTAGAAAAACTACGTTATATATTTATGGTACGAGACACTAAAGACAGTAAAAAAAAGATGTTAGAGGCTCTGGAGTACAACCTAGGCATAGTCTCTACGAGCTGCGCAAGTGCTGACGTAAGTAGAGCAACGCATTACCGCTGGCTACAAGAAGACGAAGAGTACAAGCGTTATGTACAAGACATACAAGAAAGCGCAATAGACTTTGTAGAAAGCAAGCTGTACGAAAAAATAAAAGACAAAGACACCGCTAGCATTATTTTCTATTTGAAGAGCAAAGCAAAGCACCGCGGCTATGTAGAACGCCAACAGCTAGAGGTACAAGACACTAAAGAGTTTACAGTAAAAGTTATTGAGTAATGGCAGACATAACAAAATGCGAGGGTACAGGCTGCATAATTAAAAACGACTGTTATAGGTTTACAGCACCAGACGGCTTACGCCAGGCGTATTTTATAAAACCGCCGCTAGAGACAAGCCGACAGCATGACGGTATTACGTGCAACTACTACTGGCAAAAGACATAATTTGCAAATAGAAACAAACATAGTCTGGAAACACCTAGAGCATACAGACAAAAAAATTGTCATAATGCAAGGGGGTACGAGGTCTGGCAAAACTTATAATACTTTGCTCTGGCTTATATTTTCCTATTGCCAAAAGTATAGTAATAAGACTATAACTATTTTTAGGGCAACCTACCCAGCTTTACGCGCAACCGTAATGCGCGACTTTTTCGACATACTCAATAAGTACGACTTATACAACGAGGCAAACCATAACAAAAGTAATAGCGAGTACATACTAAACGGAAACCTATTTGAGTTTGTAAGTATAGACCAGGCAAGCCGCCTAAAAGGTCGAAAGCGAAACCTAGCATTTTTAAACGAGGCAAACGAATTTAGCTACAGCTCTTACAGCCAGGTTTTGTTTAGGACTGTAGGCACGCCAGGCGCACCGTCTATAATTCTAGACTACAACCCCAGCGACGAGTACAGCTACATATACACCAAAATAAAAACACGAGACGACGCAGCGTTTCATATTACTACATACAAAGACAACAAATTTCTAGAGCAAAGCCTAGTAGACGAAATAGAGCGTCTAAAAGAAACAGACGAGGACTACTGGCGCGTCTATGGTCTAGGTCAAGTGGGACGCAACCGAGCTACTGTTTTCAAGTTTAACGAATGCCAGGAAATACCAGAGCGAGCCAAACTAATTGCACGCGGTCTAGACTGGGGGTTTGTGAATGATCCTAGCGTTTTGGTAGCGACATACCTACTAGACAACAACCTATATATAGACGAGGAGTTTTACCAGTATGCTATGACAAACCGCGACATACATAACAAGCTACAAGACCTAGGCTTAAAACGAAACGACGAAATATTTGCAGACAGCGCCGAGCCAAAAAGTATAGACGAGCTGCATAGGTACGGCTGGAATTGCAAGCCAGCAACAAAAGGCAAAGACAGTATTTTAATGGGCATAGACTTAATGAAACGTTATAACATTTTTGTTACAAGCCGCAGCACAAACACTATACAGGAATTTAGAAACTACAAATGGCTAGAAGACAAAAACGGCGCGCTACTAAATAAGCCAGAGCCGAAAAACGACCATAGCATTGACGCGACCAGGTATTCGATATTTGCAAAACTTTCGAGACCAAACGTTGCGAGGTACGCAATTAGATAGTATATTGCAGCTACGATATGAAACTACTAGAATTATTTGCTGGTACTAGGTCTGTAGGGAAACAGGCAGAAAAACTAGGGTTTGAAGTTTACAGCTCGGACATAGAGCCGTTTGCTGGAATTGACTACGTCGTAGACATACTAAATTTTGACATAAACAAAATACCATTTAAGCCTACAGTAGTTTGGGCAAGCGTACCCTGTACTACTTACAGTATACTAGCGGTTATGCACCATAGGGACGGCTGGCGACCAAAGACAGACGCAGCCAGACTAGGCGACGAAATAGTTATAAAGACTTTAGAAATAATTAAACAGCTAGAGCCTAAATACTGGTACATTGAAAACCCTAGAGGCATGCTAAGAAAAATGCCATTTATGCAAGGCTTACCGCGTACTACTGTATGGTACTGTCAATACGGCGACAACCGCGCAAAGCCTACCGACATTTGGACTAATAATTTATACAGCCTGTTTAACCCAGACGGCTGGCAGCCAAAACCAGTATGCCATAATGGAAACACAAATTGTCATCACGACGCAGCGCCTAGGTCTAGTACAACTGGCGGCGTCCAAGGTCAAAGCAGCAATAAAACTAGGTCTGTAATACCAGCCGAGCTATGCCTGGAAATAATGAAAAACAGCTTTTAAGTTATTAACATTTGGTAGATAAATAATTTTGTTGTATATTGCAGCCATATTAACAATTTAAAATTCGATATAATGAAAAATTACGAACACCCAGAGACAGGGGAAAAAATGTCTACCGAAGAGTACTTTGCCTTTATGTTTGGCGAAGAGTTTATGTCTAGTAATGACAAGGGTACAATTAAACAATACGCCGAGTAATGAAAAACTACGACTACGCAGACCTAATTAAAGACGCCGAGTTTGAAGTACAGTATTACGAGGAACAATACAACAAAGCCGAGGGCAAGCTGTTTAGAGCAAAACTAGCTCTAGAGGCTTTACTGAAACGCCAACGGCAAGAGACCGAAAGCACACTAGCATAAAGCTAGAGTTTTGTTTATTTTTATAGGCACCCTTAGGGGTGCTTTTTTTATGCGCTCAATTCTAGTATTTTGACGTTATATATAAAACACTAGAAAATGAAACTAGACATAAGCGTACCTACGTCGTTAAACGACATACCCCTATACCAGTACCAGCAATTTATAAAAGCGTTTGAAAATGCCGAAGAGCTTACAGACGAATACGCTGGTACAAAAATGCTAGAAATATTTTGTGGCTTAAAACTAGACGAGGCTCTAAAAATTAAAGTCGCAGACATTAAAAAAATAACGACAACCTTAAATAAGGCTCTGTCTGAAAAACCCCTACTTATTACTAGGTTTAAGCTAGGTAAAACCGAGTTTGGTTTTGTACCCCAGCTAGACGAGCTAACCTTTGGCGAATACGTAGACATTGAAAACACAATAGGCGACTGGGACACTATGCACAAAGCTATGGCTGTATTGTATAGACCAGTCGTAGAGCGCGTAGGAAATAAATACGAAATTGAAGAGTACCGAGGCGACAGCTGGCATGACGCTATGTTAAATATGCCAGCCAGCGTTGCGGTTAGTGCTATCAATTTTTTTTTTCATTTAGAAAACGACTTACTGAAAGCTACGCTACGCTCTTCGGATCAAGCGGAAACACCAGTACAACAGGACAAGCCGACAATTTTAACAAACAATGGGGGTGGTACCATAGCTTTATGAGACTGGCAGACAATAAATTTTTAGACCTAGAAATAGTAGCAAAGAAAAACGTACATAATTGTTTAACCTATTTGACATACGTAAAGCAAAAAGACGAGGTACAAGACAACTATATAAAAAGTAAATTTAAAAGGTAATGGCAAACAGCGGCGCAAGGGCATTTTATTTAATGCTCGAAACAATTAGAGACATACTATTGCAAGACAAAAACTGTAATACGGTAACGTATGGCGACATATCACAAATTGACTTAAGCAAACAAACTATTTTTCCGCTTTCGCATATTATAGTAAACCAGGCTACAAACGACAGCCAGACAATGAGCTTTAACGTAACGGTTTTAAGTATGGACGTAGTAGACATAGAAAAAGACAAGTCTAAAAACGTTTTTGAAAAACACGCGTCCGAGCATTACGTACTTAATACGCAGCTTGCTGTAGGCAACAGACTGTACCAACTTTTACATAATGGGCAAGTTAGACTAAACGGCTACCAAGTGGACGGCGACGCTAATTGCGAGCCTTTTGTAGACCGCTTTAGCAACAATTTAGCTGGCTGGGCGGTAACGTTTGACATAATGGTTAAAAACGACTTATTTATATGCCAAGACTAAACAACGTAATAAAGGAAATGACGGCTTTAGGCGTCAATACAATTTCTAAGGCTAAGGCAAACCTAGAAAAAAGCAACAGCTCTGGCGCGTTGGCTCAAAGCCTTACATACGAAATAGACGAAAAAAACCCAGACAACCCAATATTGTCGTTTTATGGTCTAGAGTATGGCAAATTTGTAGACCAAGGGGTACAGGGAAATGATCCACAGGCGCAACCGCCAGGCGCAGCGGCTCGCTATAACAAAGCGCCAGGCTCGCCTTACCAATTTGGTACAGGGACAGGCGGCGGCAGTCTTAGGGGTGCTATTGACAAATGGGTAGTACAAAAAGGTATACCAGCTGTAAGAGACAAAAAAGGAAAATTTATAAAACGTAAGTCTTTGGTTTATTTAATGACGCGCAGTATATGGAATACTGGACTAAAACCGACGTATTTTTTTGAAGACGCGCAACAAAGCCAAAGCCGAGGTATACAAACAAAGTTTGCAAAGGCTTACGCTAAAGACTTAGAAGACCAACTAAAAGAAGAGCAAAAGAAAAAACGAAAAAAACGTAGGTAATGGCAGACAAAAGATATTTAAGAAGTACAATAAATTTATACGCGAATTTAGGCGCAGCCGCACCTATACCAAACGGTTATGTTATTTTGAGTTTGTATATAAACGGCTCGGCGACGCCCTTATACCAAGTTCGTAAAAATGCTGTAGAACAGCCAAACGGAAACGTTGAAATTTACGAGGCGTATTTTGAGGTAGGCGAGCTTTTTTCCGACTACCTGGACGTAGAGTTTAACGGTACATACACTAGCCAAAGTTTACAAAGCCAGGCGGTAATTGCTTTTTTTGACAGCAGCGGTACAGAATACACGCCAGCTAGAGCAACTTTTGACTTTTACGGCGTAGACGGTTTTACATATTTTGAGCAAGGCACCGTTATAGAAACTGGCACACCGCCAGCAATTACTACGCGCACGTTATACGTGCCAGAAAATACAGCTGGTTACGTGCCAACGTTTTCGGCAACTGGTTTTACTTATAATTCGTTTAGTACAACCGCTACGACTAAAACTGTAAACGGTACGGTTTGGCAAATAGTAAGAGTTTGCGAGCCTAGGTTTGAGCCTTACAAAATTACGTTTGTGAATAAGTACGGCGCGTTGCAAGACATTTGGTTTACGTTAATGAGACGCGACAGCGTAGCTACAAAGCACGAAACCTTTAAACGGAATATTGTAGACAATACAGGCAGCTATAGTATTAACCAACACCAAACAAAAACTTTTAATTTTCAAGGTACAGACAGCTTTACATTAAACACGCCTTTTGTAAACGAAGAGTTTAACGAGACGCTAGAAGAGCTTATGCTAAGTAAAAAAATATGGGTTACAGAAAACAGCCAGGTTTTACCTGTAGTTTGTACAACAAAAACCCTAGAAAAAAAGACACTAAACAACGACAAGCTAGTACAATACAAAGTAGGGTTTACTTATGCTTACGACAAAATAAATAAAGTTCGGTAATGGTTGAAATGCAGCTTTACATACAAAACCAAAGGGTAGACACGTTTAGCGACGAAAGCGTTACGCTTACTGACAGTATACAAAACGTCCGAGACTTTGAGCAAATATTTACGTCTTTTAGCCAGTCTTTTAACTTACCAGCTAGCAAGACTAACAATAAAATATTTAAGCATTACTACAATTTTAATATTGAGGAAAATTATGCCTTTGATGCTAGAGTTAAAACGCGAGCTTATATAGAGCTAAACACGCAACCGTTTCGTAGTGGTTATGTAAAGCTAGAGGGCGTAGACCTAAAAGACAATATACCATATTCGTATAGGGTAACATTTTTTGGCGAGTTAGTAAAACTAAAAGACGCTATCGGCGAAAAAAAACTGTCTGACTTAGTAGGTCTAGGATCAACAATTTACAATGCAGCAACTATAGGCTCGTATCTAACTAGAGACGCGGCTTTAGGTTTTGACGAGGTTGTACCTTTAATTACGCATACACAAAGGCTTTACTGGGACAGCGGCTCGTCTGTACATAATAGCGGAAACTTAGCACCTGGCGGCAATAAGCATGGCGTAAAATGGAATGAATTAAAACCAGCTATGCGCGTTAATAAAATAATTGAGGCTATAGAAAATACGTTTCCGCAAATAGAATTTACAACAGACTTTTTTAAAAATGCAGCTGTTGAAAAAATGAATAATTTATTTATGTGGCTGTCTAGAAAGTCTGGCGCAGTAGAAAACCTAAGCGGCGACTTAGAAACGACTACTTTAGTGCCATTTCCTAGCGCGACGTCTACTTATAACGTTTTTTCTAGTAATTTCGGCGGCATAAGCCTACAGGGCTACCCAACAAATAACTGGCAATACGTTACTAACTGGGACTACAATTTAACGTTCCAGTCTGGCAGTAGTTATAAGGTTGAAATTTACGACGCTTTTGGGCAATTATTATATGAAAGTGGCACACAAACTGGCAACCTATCTATAGCTAGAGCTGACTTAAACGTTACCGCGCCGTTTGTAGACCAAGTACAGTTATATATTATAGCACCGTCGCCAGTAACATTTTCACAAATTACCTGGTATGGCGCGTATTATAGACCGTCTTACCCACAGCCTTTTTTTGACAGCTTAAATTTGTCGGTTTCAAATTTTTCTACGCCTTTAGACTTTACGTTTGACTATGCTAAACAAATGCCAGACATAACGGTTTTAAATTTTCTTAGTGGTTTGTTTAGAATGTTCAATTTAACAGCATACGTGCAAATAGACGGAAAAATTAAAGTACAGCCTTTAGATGAATATTACAGCGACAACCCAGTTTATAGAGACATTACCGAATACGTAGGTATTGAAAAAAGCAGCGTAAACGCTGCCTTACCTTATAGACAAGTCAAATTTGAGTTTGGCGACACTAAAAGTTTTCTAGCTAATAAATTTGGCGAAATAAATAACAAAGCCTGGGGTTTAATACAATACAATAACAACCAAAACGACCTTACAGGCTCGCTGTATAAAGTAACAGCACCTTTTGGGCATTTTCTTTATGAGCGACTGACTGACGTAACAGGCGGACAACAAATAAATATACAATGGGGGTGGTCTGTAGACAAAAGCCAAAACGCTATGCTACCGCAACCGCTTTTATTTTACCCAGTAAACCCTACCGAGGACGTGCCTTTAATTTCTTTTGTAGACGAGTTAGACGAAAACAACGAGCCTATAGATGACTATAGCATACAACCTAAGGCGTTACCTATGAATACCTATAGTAGTTTAGCTGCAACAGGCGACTATTTCCAACTAAATTTTACGCAAGAGGTAAACGAATGGACTGGCGACACTACATTTAACAAAACTTTGTTTACAGACTACAGAGCATATATTGAAAGCGTATTTAACCCAAAACAGCGTTTAACGTCTGTAGAGGTAATGCTACCGTTAGCTGTACTTTTACAAATACAATTAAAGGATAGAATTATAATAGCTGGAAACAACTATAAAATAAACAAGCTGACTACTAACCTATCTACAGGCAAAAGCCAGCTAGAGTTATTAAACGACTATACTATAAGCTAATGATAAACTTAATACTAGAAATGCTTAGCCAGGCAAACGGCGAGACAGAAAACATAAGAATAGCGCAAGGCAAAAACAAGTTACCTAAAACCCTAAAAGACGGATATAAACAACTTAAAAAACAAACAAAATGGGCGTTGAAAAAATAGGGGTAGAGTTTGAGGTAAAAAATAAAAATGCCGTAAAAGCTATAAAAGATACTACCGCAGCGTTAAATAACTTTAGCGACGAGCTAGACAAAAACCGCGAGGGTATGAAAGTGCTAGACCAGCTTACTGGCGGTGCTGTTTCACAATTTCAAAGCTATAAGGCTAGCGTAAAAGGCGGTATTGGTGCAATAAAAAGTTTAACAGGTAGTTTTAAAGGCTTAAAGGCGGCTATTATTTCTACTGGTATCGGTGCTATTGTAGTAGCTTTAGGTTTAATTGTAGCGTACTGGGACGACATAAAAGAGTTAGTTTCTGGTGTTAGTGCCGAGCAAG